CGCCGGTTGCTCCGGTAGGCCCTGTGTCGCCGGTCGGGCCGGTGGGTCCTGTATCGCCGGTCGGGCCGGTATCGCCGGTCGGGCCGGTTGCGCCGGTAGGCCCTGTGTCGCCGGTTGCGCCGGTAGGCCCTGTGTCGCCGGTCGGGCCGGTGGGTCCTGTAGCCGCGATCATTAATCCGCAACCGACGCTAAAAAAATATAGCGCCTAATTCGCTTTTTGTTGTTCTGTGTTGATTTCCACAAATTCGAGGATGCGTTCAAGTTCGTCTTGGAAGCGGAACACGATGGTGATTTCCTTTTCCTCATGCACATAAACGGTATCTACCAATTCCACCAGCAAACTTCGATCAAGCTGCGTTATGTTCTTGTATTTCAGAAAGTCCGTAAAAACTGGATTGCCTGTGTCAATGCCTTGCCCCATGCGCCGCTGCTCTTCCGCAAGATGCAGAAGGGTGTTTTCCGTCTGGGAAATCTGCTCCTCGAACCTTGCTTTCATCCGGCGATAATCCTCATGGTTGATATCGCCTGATTTCCAGTCCATATACAGTCCGTCTGACAACCGCCGCAGCCTTTCCGATTCCTGCTGCTTTTCTTTCAGCATTTTTTCTATGCGCTTTGACTGCGTGTCGACCACAGGGGCGCGGTTGATTTCATCCACAATTTCCGACAAGGAGTCGATGAGCGCAATCTGTGCCTGAATGGACGCCAGCACTGCCTTTTCCAGCACATCCAGCCGAATAGAGTGCTTGGTACACTTAGTTTTAGATTTTTCCGTATAAGTCCGGCAAGCATAGTAGACCATGTTTTTGGATGATTTCCTTTGAAGCGCCTTGCCGCAGTCTTTGCATTTTAAGAACCCGGAGAATAAATGGACAACTCGCTTTCCGTTTGGTGAACGAGTGTCCCGTTCCAAAAGCCGCGCCATCGTGTCGTATTCCTCCTGCGTAAAAGTCGCTTCATGGGTGTTTTCCTTTATAAACCACTCATCCTCCGGCACAGTCACCTTATCGTGAACCTTATAGCTGACCACACGCTGTTTGCCCTGCACCATATGACCGAGGTTTACTTTGTCGAGCATCATCCTGCGGACTGTGCTTCCTGTCCAAAGCCCGTCATTTTCCTTGACCTTCGGATTGCAGTAATTCCAGCCCTTGCTCCGTTTATAAGCGGTGGGATTGGGGATGCCGAGTTCGTTCAGGCGTTTTGCTATACCGTTTAGGCTCATGCCCTCATCCACAATCCAGTGCAGAATATCCCGTTTGATTGGAACGATCTCCTCATCTAAAACCAGCTGGTTTTTGTTATCGGGTGCTTTCAAGTACCCGTAAGGCGGGAACGCTCCGATAAACTCGCCGTTGCGCCGTTTCGTGTTGAAGGTGCGGCGGATATCGCTGGAGGTTCTTGCCGCGAAGCGGTCGTTCATCAAGCCGGTGATCGGGACTTCCATCCCGGTGATGACCTCCGGGTTTAAGTAAGTGTCAATCTTCGGGTCGCCTGTGGAAATAAACCGCACATTTTTCTGCGGAAAATAATACTCCAAATAATAGCCTTGGTCGGAGTAATTACGAAAAGCACGGGAAAGGGTTTTGCACACCACGCAGTTTACCTTTCCTTGCTCGATGTCTTGTATCATACGCATAAAATCGGCGCGGGTGTCATCCGTGCCGGTGAGTCCGTCGTCTATGTAAAAGTCAACGACCACAAACTGCCCGTCAAAATATTGCTCCAGAAATTCCTTCAGGATTTTTTTCTGGTTTATAACGCTTTCGCTTTCCTCGTTGCCGTCCTCTCTGGAAAGCCTGATGTAGACGGCGATGTGCCAGAGGATCAGTTGCTTATTTGGAATGCTGATTATATTACTTTTTTGTCGGCTGTTTCTGCCCATGTTATAACACCTCCCTTCGAGATAATGAAATGAAATACCTTCGGTGGTGTCACATGATACCTCTGAATCGGGGTAATAGCAAGTCAATGAAAATGGATGTGTATCCATCTATATCAACATATAATCTGTTATTTATAATCCGACTTTTAAGCGCCTCCGTCATAAAATCACTCCCGCATACACCGTTACTATGATGTATATGCGGAAGTGATTGTCCGTTATTTTATATCCCGTTTTCATAGGCTCAAAATCAACTCATGAATCTGAGTCATCACATCCGCTTTCGGTCTGCCGGTGGTCAGCGGAAGCCACTCAAAATCAGCTAAACTAAAGGGCGTGGTTTCGGAATGGAAGCTGCCCACAAGATCGATGACCGGGTTCAGCGCCGAACGAATTTCAAGGATGTGGAATACCCAATCCCGCACCTCGGTAACACCCGCCGTGATGCCTTTCGACCAGTTGAATGCCGCCAAGCTGTAGTAGTTCCGCACGATATTGGTCGCCGAGCGAATCGTCAGGATATGCGAAGCCTTCACATGGGTGACATTCGGGACAATTTCCTCAAACGGCGAGGGAAGCACCGTGATGGTGCGGTTGACCGTCACGCTGGAGGAATAGTCATCATGAGATTCAAAACGGATGGTAAAAGTGCCGGGTGCGGTAGCGCTGTCCCGGAAAATCGTCCGTTCACCCTCGTTGTACTTCCCGCCGTGTCCGAAATGCTCCGGGTGATCCACACTGTTCAGCCACGCACCCGATGTACTGTAAACAAACAGGGTCTGCTCTTCACCGTCCGCGTCCGCACCTACCTGAATAAGATACTGTGGATTTGCGTTATATGTGGAGCTGGAGTTCTTCGGCGCGGCAATCGTCAGCGTTGCAGGAACGGTATTCTTTTTTATACTGTTACTGATTACATAGGATGAAACCGCACTCAGCGTGTCAGTTACAGCAATGCGATATCGGGTGAAAGTGCCGGGGATATTGGATGGTGTTGCCGTATATGTTCCTGATGTGGCGCTGGATACGACGGTAGCCACCGTTTCCCATGTACCCCATGCCACGTTGTTTGTTGAAGTAGACTGCTGGATAATGTAATTCTTGATAGCACTCGTTCCGGCTACCGTGCCGTCCCATGTCAGTGTCGCGCTGGGCGTGGCATAAATAAGCGGGCTGGCGGTAAAGGAGGTGGGCGGCGTAGCAAGAATATTCTTGCGGACGGTATTCGTGGTGATCTTCCAAGGCGAGAAGTATGCGCTTCCCGCCGTACCCTGCACCCGGATACGATGGCGCAGATAATTTCCCCGCACCGTTGATGGGGCGGTAGTCAGACTACCGCTGCCGGAGGTGGAGGCAATTACACCCACCGCGCTCCAATCGCCCCAAGCTATGCCATCAGAAGATTCGCTGGATTCCAATTCATACCCGGTGATGGCATTGCCAGCACCGCCCAGAGCGCCACTCCACGAAAGGGTTACAGTGGCTTCCGCGATAGTCGCGGAGAAAGCAAACGCCGTAGGCTCTGTGCAAGCAGATACCGCACACAGAACGCTATTGCTGACCGCCTCACTGGAATAGACATCCAGCGTATCAATCGTCCACAATCCGTATCGGGTATATGTGCCGGAAACATTGGTCGCCGCAACTACCCGGCTGCCACTGGATGCCGACAAGTTGAAGTTTTCCAGCACAGACCATGCCGTCCATGTGGCGTTATCAGTAGAGGTTTGGCTGGCGATCATGTAACCTTTAATAGGGCTGCTACCGCCTGACGCACCACTCCAAGTCAGAATAACAGGCTCGGTACTGTATATGAGGGGCGCGGCGGAGATGCTCGTTGCCGGTTGGGGCGGCGTATTTTTCCGCACGGAGTTCGTGGAGATCTTCCAGCCGGAGTAATAGCTGGCTCCGGCAGCACCCCGTGTCCGAACTTGAAAGCGGCGGTAATTTCCTCGTGTGGTCGGCGGCGCAACCGAGACACTCCCGCTGGTGGCTGTGGTCGTGACAGTAGTCAGCGCCGTCCAGCTGCCCCATGTGGAGTTATTGGTGGAATCGCTGTATTGGATTTCATAAGAGGAAATGGCATTGTTTGTACCACCTGACGCACCACTCCAAGACAGCGTGACATTTCCCTCCGCCACCGTTTGGTTGACGGAGCAAGCGGTAGGCGCTCCAGCGGCGGTGGTGGCGGCTCCGATGCTGTCCAGCGTCCAAGTTCCTGTTTTGGACTGCGTTGCAGAGACATAAATCGCCGTGATAATTTCCACGCTGACCGAAGCGTTTCCGGCTGTGTCGTGACTGATATAAAACTCGGAGATCGTGCCTACGAAATTTCTGTACGATTGCCCTATACCGTCGCTTTCACGCGCTCTTGAGTATCTCTGCGTTCCCGCGACATTCACAGTTGTCGGACCGGTTGCATACCAAGCGGATTCCCCGGCAAGTGACGTAACGGTACCTGTAATTTTTGATCTGCGGTTTGCTGCATCTTTAGTCTGTGTCAAACATACTTGCAGATAACGCCCATCATATGTCTGAGAATTTAATGTAAATGTTGATGCCATATGCAATCACCCCACTCACTCATACACCGCCGACACCAGCGAATTAACCAGTCCGCATAAAGACGAATTGAGCCTCGTGTCCGCGATGTAGTCGGATGTGATGGCAACCGCGCCCTTTGGCACAGTAATATCGGCGATACCTAATTCGTAAATGTCGCTGGTGCGGGTCAGATCCGGCGCGGAAGGGGTATCTGCCGCCACTCCTGTTTTAACCGCCAGCAGAATATTTCTCTCCACGTTGCTCCATCGGACAACGATGCGGTCTACCCTCGGATAGACACCGTTTGCCGTGGCGATCACTAAATCCATCGGCGTTGTATTTTCATAGTGGTAGCCGTTGATAAATGCCATCCCGGCTTGCGCGGTCACGTTCATGCCCGTTGCCATGACGATTTTTAAGTTGTCGGCTGTTCTGTAAAAAATGCCGTTGCTGACTAAGCTGCCGAAATAAGCGGCAAAATCCGTCGCGTCATATACACGGTCGCCGCCTGAAGAGTTAAAAAAACCGCTTTTCTCCATTAGTCCTCACTCCTTTTCAGTTTTTCAGATAAAGTCAAGAGAGGCTTGCCAAATGTAACGGAAAGGCTCATGCCGTCCCGGTCGTAGCTTTCCTCCACGGTGGTAATCCGCGCGGTCATAGAAATTCCCCAGCGTTTGGATACCGCCTTAATCATATTCCCTAAATCAAAATCAACCTTGTATGTCAAATTACCGTATTGATTGACGGTAACATCAAATGCCTGAATCATAGCTTGCTCCGCAAGTTTGGTATTGCCGCGAAACAAAAGCGCCGCCTCGTAATCGTCCGGGAAGTCCTCCATACGGAGGTCTTTGGCATCCACGAAGATCTCATAGCGGTCAAGTCCGACTCCGCCGCCGGTGGTGACAAAGGTACGTTCCACACCCTCGCCTTCGCCGCCTACAAGGGCGGTATTGGCAAAAGCCAAAAGGCTCTCGGTAAAAATCTGTCCCATGATATTTTCATATTCTTTGGAAAAGATCGCTTGCGATGCCGAACCGGCATACAACTGAAGGGTAAACAGCTTGGCAATAGGGTCGAAGGCTGTTTTTATGCCGACATCGGCGGCATCACATAAATTGGTGACAGTGTCCATCAGATTTCGGAAGGAAACCTGTGTGCTGACGGAAACACCCACGCTCTCCGGCGTATAGGTGACACCACTGATTTTTCGTTCTGAATTTGCCGGTGCGATCAAGTGATTGTTCAAAAGCTGTAACACTGCCTCCGATAAATCGCCGGTGAGGATTTCCGTTCCCCAGACGATTCGCCTGGATAGCAGGGATGTTGCAAACCTTCCGATGACGGTGATATACTCCTGCTCTTGCAGGGTCATTTCCAGATATTCGATGATCCCTGCTTCCGCATCGTCGTTCTTCCACAGGATGTTGCCGATTTTCAAAAGCGCGATGTTTTCGTCCGAGGCGATGGCTTTGAGTTCAAAACTGCCGCACTTGGCGTATTGCCGTGTCCAGCGCAGATATTCATATGACTCCACCAGTCCCATAAGTTCCCGGTTGTTATTGAAAAGATACAGTTCCATACCTTACACCCCCAAAAACTGCGGGCGGTAATGGATAATGACCTCCAGTAAATCCATTTGTTCCTCCGCATCATAGCGAAGCACATTTTTGCCCACGGACAGCTGTAAAAAAGTTGATCCGACGTCGATCAGGTTAAAAGCGTTGGTTTGCGTCGTGCCAAGGACGCTGGTCACTCTTTTGCCCGCGAAATGGGTATACACTAAAATTTCCTGCCCGGCAGACATTGCGGTGTTGATGCGGATAAACTCGCCCGTGTCCACATTCATCAGTTCAGGATTGACCACCGAACCCAATGCCCTAAAGGTAATCACACAGCCGCAGGGAACATCGCCCTCGTTTTCGATGGTGATGATTTGGCTCGGTTGACGGATTCCGAGTTCAATACCCGGTTCTGTGATTTCCAGAGGGAATGAAAAATTATCCTCCCATGAAGCCAGTTCCGTCCGGGTCTCTTCCAGAGGTTCAAAAAACGGAGAAGGACACAATAAGCTGATGAAAAAGGATGGCGCTCTGCTGATACTTCCCGCCGAAAACGCCGCCTCCTCCACAATGCAGGAAATTTGCCGGTTACGATAAATCAGCGTTCCGCGCAGCTTGGGCGTGAAGATACGCAGAAGCTGTCGGCGGTAAGCAAAGGCACTGTCGATGCTGGCGGCGAGAATCGTTCCCTCAATGGTGATGTTCCGCATATCCAGCGTGGAGGAGATATAGAAGGCTCCGTCCTGTTCGGGCGCTTGGAAGGTGTTGATGGTCTGCCGCACACGCCCTACGCCGTCCAGCTTTGTGACAAACAAAGGTTTCACTTGACGGAGCGTGACGGTTGCGCCGTTTTGATTGGTATATATCAGTTCCATAAGCTACACCCCCAATGCCAGTTTTCTGGAGAGATTGCGGAATTCCCGCGCGGCTTCCTTTTCCGAGAGCGCTTTCGGCGAGGTGATGGAGATGCTCTGATGGATGACAGCCCCTGCCGGATATACGCCTGTGCCGTTCACTCCCACGGTCATGCCGCCGAGGTTGGTGGGAATCGCGCTTTGCATATCCCGGCTGACTTGCTCCATTGCCTGTTCAAAGCCCACGCCGATGCCTTCACCCATGTTCTGCCCGATCCCCGCGAAGAGTTCGGAGGGCGAATGAATGCCAAAAAAGTTCTTGATTTTGTCTACCACGCCGCCGAAAAAGCCGGAGATTTTGCTCCACAACCACGCGCCCGCATCAGAAATACCCTGCCACAAGCCTTTGATGAGGTTGCCGCCGACTTTTGCCATTTCACCGATTGAGCCGGTGAATCCTTTGACCAGCGCCGTGATGATCTGCGGTACTGCTTTCACAACCTCTACAATAATCGTTGGCAGATTTTCAATCAGTGACACGAGCAGCTGTACACCGGCGAGGATAATCTTGTCGATGTTTCCAATGATGGCGCTGACCAGTGAGGTCACGATTTTCGGGATTGCGGTCACGACGGTAGAAATAATCTGTGGGAGCGCCTGAATCAATGCCACCAGCAGTTTTACGCCGGACTGGGTAATCAGCGGAATCGCCCCGATGACGGCGCTGATAATGTTGTCGATGATTTTCGGAATCGCCTTGACCACGGTTTCTATGATGGTAGGCAGCGCGGTTATAAGCGAAGTCAGAAGCCGGATACCCGCCTCGATAATTTGAGGAATTGAACCGATGAGGAAATCGACCAGTGCGGCAATAACTTCCGGCAAAGCCTCAATCAAAACAGGAATTGCGTTCAGGATACCGTCCGCCAGCCCTACAACCAGCTGAAGCGCCGCATCCAGTATGAGGGGCAGATTTTCCAGCAAGCCCTGCACAATTTGCATGACCGCCGACACCGCTGCCGGGATCAATTGGGGCAATCCCGATCCGATGCCATTCACGAGCGCTGTCACCAGTTGTACCGCCGCATTGATTAACAGCGGGAGATTGTCAATCAGCGCCCCGACGATTGTCATAACCGCATCCACAGCGGCGGGGATGAGTTTCGGCAGGAGGTTCAGTATGGTCTGCAGCACCTGTGTGAAAAGTTGTGTTACGACTTCAAGGAGCATGGGCAAAAGGTCGCCCACCGCTTGCAGAATCGCCCCCGTGGCTGTCGGCAGTGCTGCAACAATATTTTCAAGCACCGGCACGATGTTTTTAACCACCGACTGAAAAGCATCCACAAGGTTCTGTGTCAAGTTGGTCATATCGGCGTCGGCATTGCCGAGTCCTGCCGTGAATGAACCGAGGGCTGCTTGTAACAAACCCAATGAACCTGTGATGGTTTCGGTGGATTCCCGCGCGAAGTTGCCCGCATATTGTTGCGTGTTCTCGAAAAACATCTGCATAGCGACTTCGGCTTTTTCGGCGTTGGAAGCTGATGCCCAAGTGAAATCCAGCCCTTTGGAAAGCGCGTAGGCTTCGACGGTGGTGGCATTCATGGCAACCCCAAGGTTATCCATCATGGTAAAATTGCCCTTTGCCGCGCCCGCCACCGAGTCCAAAGCCATCTGCATATCAATGCCCATGACGGAAGCCATGTCCGCTGCCCGCTGCATCGCTTTTTCTGTCAGTTCAAGCGATTTGCGCTGTTCGATACCCGAACCCTGAAACAGCGCTCCCATTTTGTTGGCAGTTGCGAGATATTGGCTTTGTGACACGCCAAGATTTTTATAGGCTTCCTCCCCGGTTTTCTGGATGGAGGCTGCATAATTGCCGAACACGGCTTCCGAACCGCCCAAATTTTGCTCTAACTCACCGAATTGCTGAACAACTTCCTTGCCGAGTTTAATCGCCGCCGCACCTGCCGCGACAGCAACCGCACCCATCGCCGCGCCGATTCCCTTTAGAACGCCGCCCAGCTTCTCAAATTTTGAGCCGGACTTTTCGGCTTCATCGCCAGTTTCCGTGAGTTGCTCACCGAGATCGTCCGCATCATCGGTAGATTCCTCAAGTTCACGCTCCATATCGTTCAGTTCTGCTTGCGCCTTATTCAGCATTCTCTCCGAAACTCTCAGAGGCGTTTTTAAGGGCGGCTTCAAGAGCCTTGACTTTCTCTTTTTGCGCTTCAATCTCTTTGTTGAGGACAGCGTTGCGGGAAGTAAGGGCGGCAGCGCTTTTGTCATTTTTGTCAAATTGGCTGGTGACCAGCGCCATTTCAGAGCCGAGGACTTTGAAGGACTGGTTGATGTCGGCGAGGGCTTTCTTGAAATCACGTTCGCCCTCGATGCCGATGCGTAAGCCAAAATCATCTGCCATGTGCGGTCACCTCCTCGCTAAATTGGAATAATATCATCGATTGTCTGTTGACGGAGAGGCTTCTCAATCCCCAGAAATTGCTTGTGACAAGCCCATAAGTCCATAAATAAACCAAACGGCATCGTCCAGAATTCATCGGCAGAGAGCCGCATCTGCACAGTGCCGTAGTAGTACAGGCGCGTGAAAACTTCGGCAGTGGTCACGCGCCCGACTGGTTTTTTGAGCCTTCATCGCCCTCGCTTACCACATTCCGTGCCGTCCCTTTGAACATGGCTTCGGTGATGGCATTTTTATAGGATGCCAGTTCCAGCGGGGAGGTAAGCAGTTCCACTTCCTCCTCGGTGAGCAGTTCCTTCGGCGCGTCCTTATGCTTGAGGTTGTAAATCAGGATGGACTGATTTGCCATAAGCGTAAGAAGCCAGACGATTTCGTCCAATGCCATTTCAAAATTCTCAGCCTTCATCAGCCGTTCACCGAGGTTTTCCAGCCCTCCGTAGCGGCTGGCGATGGCTTTGGTCGCTTTGGTGGTGAGTATCAGTTCATACTGCTCACCGCCAATGTTGACAAATGCGCTGCGTTCGTTTTCCATAATCAACCCTCCTCCGGCGGTTCAGGTGTGCTGCCCCATACCGGCTCATATACCTCACTGTACCAGCTTGAAATGATTTCAGCAGACACCCCGGCGTCGCCTTCCGTCACTTCCGCTTTCCACGGATGCTTTCCTGTACCGTCCGGCTTGTTGCGGCGCATCACCGTTCCCTCAATGGTCGGGGTCTGGAATGTGATGGAATCGCCTTTGGTCTGTAGATTGGTCGCCGGGATACCGAATTTTATCCGATACAGCCAAAAATAGCGGTATCTGTTGTCAGGTTTGAGAGCGCGGAAGCCCACGGCAACAAGAGCGCCGTCGTTTTCGCTTGCTGAAACAAGAACACCGTTGTCGTCGATGATTGCCCCGGTCAAGTCCTGCGCGGCGGCAGTGCCGATATCATCGATCCCCAGCGAGAGTGTGCCGGATTTGAAATCCTTAATCACATATGCGGTCGCGTCATCCGCATACAGCGTTGCCTCGGCAAGTTCAATGGACAAATCCGCTTTAATGGCTTTTGCCAGTGAAATCGGAACACCGTAGGTTTCCTCGCCGTTAGCATCCTCGGTGATTTTTGCATAGTAAAGTTTATCCATGCCAATGGTCGCCATTTTCAATCCTCCAATCGATATAATTTTGCCGTGTCCACGGCGTAGTGGTGGTAGCCGGTATCGTCCTCATGAGCGATGTATTGCCGCCCCGTAATGGTAAAGCCTTTGTTCAACAGGGCGTTCACCACTTTATTTTTCATACTCAGATAATTGCCCTTCGAATAAAGGGACAGCCGTACCTCCTGTGTTTCATATTCCGGCTGGTTATCGCCGAACAGCGGAAAATCATCCGTCAGAGGCGTAATGACCACATATTCGTCCGGCGCTGTATCTGAAAACACCCCGGTTTCCACACGAATCGGAATAGCGTCCAGCAGGGTGTTCAGTTCCTGCAAAATATTCATAGATTTTCGATTTCCTCCTCCAGCTTTGCCTTCATCGCCTCAATTGCGGGCTTCCGGCTGGCGGTTTTGGCGGGCTTTAGAAAAGGCTTCGGCGGCTGACCATGTTTGCCATATTCCAGAATATTGGCGATTTTGGCGTTGGAATCTCCGTCAGAGCGCGGCTCTGAAAAGCCGACTTTGACATTGAAGTTCCCGTTCTTATCCATTTTGGCGGGAGTAAGACCGAGAGACTGCTCCAGTTCACCAGTGGAACGGGAGGGGTACTGCGTATTCCTGCCGACCACGGCGCTGAGATTATCGCGCACCTTATCCAGCGCCACTTCGCCTCCCGCCTCCAGTACACGGGGCAGGATTTCATCAGTTTTGTCAGTCAGCCGGGAAACTTTCAACAAAAAGTCCTCCGGCATCTTAAATTCCGCTTTTGCCATATTGTTCACCTCAATTCCCGGACGGCTCTAATTTTTCAGCCAGCACCTCAAGATACATTCCGCGCCCACGCACATTTTCCACGCTGGTAATCCGAAAGCGCTCCTCACCGCACCCGATCCGCAAAGCGGCGGTGACATCGACACTGGGAATCACCCGGAAGCGAAAGAGGCTGGTTGCCGCAGACCACACGGCGCGGTTTGCCCAGCGTTCGTTGCCGTGTCGCTCCTCACGGTAGGCGCGGATGTTTGCCAGCACAGTTTCCGTGGAAACGGCAAAACCCTCCGCATCCTTGCCCGGCGTAACCTGAATGATTTGGATGGGTGTGTTCATTTTTCCAAAACTCATGCTCACACCTTCCAGTCCCGGTCGAGCCGCAAGAGCATATTCACCGTGTTCCATACTTGCTGCCCTGCCTGAACGCTGTCGGCAAAAAAGCCGCCGGTCGAACCGTCGCGGGATTCGTAAAAGTGGGAAGCCAGCATGATAACCGCCTGTTCCGTGGTGGGAGGCATTCCTTTTTCAGCATATGTGCCGCTGGGGATGTGCTGGAAACTCTCGGCGTAGGCGGTAGCCGCCGCCAGAAAGCGTTCCAGCAGCGCGTCATCCTCATTATGGGTGAGAATCAGGTTCTCTTTGACTTTTTCAAGCAGACTCATACCACCGCCACACCTCCTATGCCTTCTGCTGAAGCACCTTGACAGCTTCCGGCAGAATCAGTTTTCCATCCACGCGCTGGGTAGCAATAAAGCCGATCTGCCCGGTGGTGGCAAACAGTTCATTCAGGCGCTTGAAAATCCGTCCCTGACGGTCGGCAATCCAGTAGTAGGAAAAATCACCGAACGCGACGGTTTTGGCGCTTGCCGCAATCGTCGGCATGAATGCGGAGGTATACAGCGGTTTGCCGAGCAGGGTATCCGGCGCTCCTTCCCGAACGGAGGGCTGCCAGAGATATTGTCCCTGTCCGTCTTTCAGCTTGCGAAGCGTTTTGACCGTGGTATCGCCGGTGATAAACACCGCTTTGTTACGGTAGGGAGATTTCAGGCTGTGGTACAAATCGATCATTTCATCCATCGTGATGGCTGTTTCGGATGCCGCTGTCACGCCTATCGGTGCGCCGCCTGTCGCCTTAAGAATGCCGGTGGGCTTGCCGGAGCCGTCGCCGGTCAGGAAGGCTTCTTCTTCCTTCACGCCGATACGGCGGGCAAATTCGCGGGCGATGTAGCTTTCAAGATCAAAGGCGGAGTCATTCATCAGTTCATCGCTGACCTTCATCATCGTGGCAAGTTTGAACGCGCCCAAAGTCACCTGTGTGAAGCTGTCGTCGCTGTCGGTGATTTCGCCGCCCTCATCCACCCAATTTGCAGTACCTTTGGTAGCCACCACAGGGATTTTACGTTCGCCGCTGCTCGTCTGAATGATCCGGGCGATCTGACGGAAAATGTTCTGCTCCTCCAGTGCTTCGATGAGGGTACGCTCAAATTCGTCCGGGACGAGATATCCGCCCTCGGAATCCTCGCCGATTTGAAGAGCGCCCGAAATCTTGCGACCGCGCATGGCGTTCCAGAACGCGGTTTTGTACTCATCCGAGGCTTTGCCGGACTTTCCGGGGCTGTTTGTCAGCGGCTGTGAGGTGGGCATGGCAAGTTCCCGGTCAATCGCCTGCCCACGCTCCAGCCGTTCGATCTCTTTGCCTAAATCCACAACCTCCGCTTCCATTTTGTCGTAGGTGGCGGCATCCTCGGCAGTCAGCATATCGTTCGCGCCGCGCTTGCTGTCCAGAAACGCTTTTGCTGCCTCCCATGCCTTGGCTCTCTTGTCGCGCAGTTCAATGATTTTGCTCATGGTCATCAAATCCTCCCATTTTTTTGATTGATTGAATACGGGTATTTAATACAGCGTAGGGTACGACGCCCGGCGATTCCGGCGGGTGTGTCATGAATTTTTCCAGCAGAGAGTTCATCACCGCCATGCGGGAAAAAGCATAACCCTCGCGTCCTTTTCGATTCTGTTTCGGCTCGGCATCCTCATACAGAATGCCGTCTGCAAAGCCCAGCTCCACCGCCTTGTGCGCGTCCATCCAGAATTCCGTGTTCATCATTTCGGACAGGGCATCGCGGGACTGTTTGGTCTTGATTTCATATGCGTTGATGATGGATTCCTTGACCTCATCCAGCATCCGTTTGGCGCGGAGCATTTCCTCGCTGTCACCGATGGCGATGGTGGCGGGGTTATGGATCATCATATTGGCAACCGGGGACATATACACCTCATCGCCGGACATGGCAACCACGGAAGCGGCAGAGGCTGCGATGCCGTCGATTTTCACGGTAACCTTCCCGGTGTATTCCTTGAGCATATTGTAGATCTGCGCTGCGGCGAACACATCCCCGCCGGGCGAGTTGATCCAGACCGTGATATCACCGCTGCCGGAATCCAGTTCATCCCGGAACAGCTTCGGCGTTATTTCGTCGCCCCACCATGTTTCATCTGAGATCGCACCGTCAAGGAACAGGGTGCGCCCCTCGCTGTCCGTTTGGGAAAAGTTCCAGAATTTCCTCATTTCTTATCACCTCCGTTTTTGCCGTATGCCGCACCGGCATCGGCGAGTTTTACCATGTTGCCGTTGACCATGTAGTTGTTGCCGCCCTCCTCGTCGGGGATTTCGTTGAAGTTCTCAAGCCGCCGCACATCGTTGGGACTCATAAAACCGTTCTGAATACCGATGGCGTAGCCCTTCATGCGGGTTTCGTAATCTCCCCGGAGCAAACCGTCCAGATTGAATTTGAGGAACACCGCATCTTTCTCGGAGGGCAGGATAAGGGCTTGGTGCATAGATTGCTCCCAGCGCACTACCCAAGGATCAAGGGTGTATTTCACAAATTCCAAAGACTGCTGTTCAATGTTGCTGAACGATGATTTTTCCAGATCGCCGATCATGTGCGGCGGGATGCGGAAAATCCGGGCGATTTCGTTCAGCTGAAACTTGCGTGTTTCCAAAAACTGTGCCTGTTCGGGTGGGATGCTCACCTGATGGAATTTCAGTCCGTCCTCCAGCACAGCTACCTTGCCGGAGTTCTTCGCCCCTTTATACAGCGCTTCCCAAGAGTCCCGGATGCCGCCCGGATTTTTAATCGTACCGGGATGCTCCAGAATGCCTCCGGGGTTTGCCCCGTTGGCAAAAAAGCTGGCTCCGTAATCCTCTGTGGCAATCGCCATACCCACCGCATTTTTGGCAAGCGCAATGGGGGAATATCCCACCAGCCCGTCGTAACTCAAGCCCGGAATGTGCAGAACATCTTCTTTGGCAAGCACTACGCCGCCGCTTTTTTCATGCGGGCGGCTTTCGTCCTTGTCACGCCAATAAGTGTAGTAAATCTGCCCGTTTTCGTTCCGGCTGACATCCATTTTGCTCGGAAGCAATGGGTACAATGCCCGCACCCGACCGCCGCCGTCTCGGATAATCTGCGCGTAGGCGTTGCCCCACAAAAGCAGATGGCTCATGAGCGTTTCCCGGAACACGAAGCTGGTCATTTCGGTGTTCGGCGCGTTGTGAAGAATGTTATACAGATGATGCTCCGGTGTAATCCGTGAGCCGTTTTGCTCGTGACGGTATACATGGAGGGGCAGACAGGCAATTGCCTCCGAAATTACCCGTACACAGGAGTAAACCGCCGCCGTTTGCATGGCAGTGGTTTCATTCACATATGCGCCGGAGGTTGAACCGCCCCAGAAAATGCTCCGGCTTGTGGAGAGGCTGTTTTTTGGATTCTCTTTTTTGAACCGTGAAAATATACCCATGCCAAGCCCCCTCACTTGCTGTAATAGTACCCATCCGGGTGATTTGGATCGATAATGAGCATTCCGCGCTCATCATATGCGCCATGATTTTCACCGCGAATGGCTCTGTCCAGCGCCATAATTGTCGCAACCGCACCGTCGATGCGCTCTGTTGCTTTTTGCTTGTTCGGCTTGATGTTACCCGCCGCATCGGTGCTGACATATAAATTATCCGCCATCCAGCGCAGAGGCGGGTTTCCTGCGTGGGCGATTTTGCGCTCCAGCACCAGCCGCATGAGTTCCTTAGTCGCGGGACTCATATCCTTAAAACCCTGACCGAAGGGAACGACGGTGAACCCGGCGCTTTCAAGGTTCTGGGTCATTTCCCAAGCGCCCCAGCGGTCAAAGGCGATTTCTTTGATATTATACTTTTTGCCGAGTTCCTCAATGTGTTTCTCTACGAAGGAGTAATGGATCACATCGCCCTCAGTGGTATTGAGGAAACCCTGCGCCTTCCACATATCATAGGGGACATGGTCGCGGCGCACCCTTGTTTCAAGGCACTCATCGGGTATCCAGAAAAATGGAAGGACAATATATTTATCCTCTTCATCCTCTGGCGGGAACACCAGCACAAACGCTGTAATATCCGTGGTGCTGGATAAATCTAAACCGCCGTAGCACACCCGGTTTTCAAGGGTTTTTGTGTCGAATTGGAAGTCGCAGCCGTCCCATTTCTCCATGTTCATCCAGCGAACTGACTGCTTCACCCACTGATTCAAGCGCAGCTGGCGAAAGATGTTCTCGTTGACGGGATTCAGCTTGGCATCCTCGTATGCGTTCCGCATGGTTTCCATCGTGACGGTGATGCCGAGGGAGGGATTGACTCTGCGCCAAACATCCTCAGAAGTCCAGTCATCGTCATCGGCAGCGGAGTATATAACAGGATAAAAGGTCGGGTCGATTTTCCTGCCTTGCAGAACATCCTCGGCTTTTTGGTGCATCTCCCAGCAGATGGAGTTTCTGTCCACCCCGGCTGTGGTGATAATAAAATGCAGCGGCTGTTCTCTAGCATCGCCCGAACCCTTGGTCATAACATCGAAAAGCCGTCTGTCCGGCAGGGCGTGTAATTCATCAAAAATCACGCCGTGGGCGTTTAAACCATGCTTGGTGTATGCGTCCGCAGAAAGTACCTGATAAAAGCTGTCAAGAGGCGTGAAGGTCATTCGTTTCTGCGCGATGTTGAGGTTGATGAATTTTTTGAACGCAGGGAACTGATCTATCATATGCACAGCCACATCAAAGACGATACTTGCCTGACTGCGGTCTGAGGCGCAGCCGTAGATTTCCCCGCCGCGCTCCGCATCCGTACAGGTCAGCAGGAGCGCCACCGCCGCCGCAAGCTCAGACTTGCCCTGTTTTTTCGGGATTTCCACATAAGCGGTGCGGAATTGGCGGCATTCGTCATAGCGGCGCACGATGCCGAACAGGTCGCGGATAATCTGCTCCTGCCAGTCAATCAACTCAAACGGCTCACCGTACCAGCGCCCCTTGGTATGGCGCAGATTGTTGACGAAAAACACCGCTGAGTCCGCGAACCGAGACTTATATATTGATCCCTCCGCTTTGAAACGGGAGGGCTTATAATTTTTCAGACTGCGTAATTCTTCCACATAGTCACCTCCGACAGCAAAGCCGGGAGTCCATCTGAACTCCCGGCAGACTCACTCATAAATATATGACTGAAAATGGGTTTATAGAAATTGTCCACTGTGTTTTGTTGCTGATTTCGAGGCTATTCGCCGCGCAGTATAAAATGAAAGTAGGCGGCGCGGTCATCCTCGATGAAATTTACCAAAGCGAAGAAGCCTTTTTCATAGGCAAACCGCTGGACGGTCGTAATGTCGAACATATTCGTTCGCCCCTCGGCGCGTATCTCCAAAATCTGTGATTTGATTTCCTCCGTGAACACGCCCACGATTTCGAATTGGTCGACACCCGGAATCAAATTCAAACTTGAACCCGCATCCCACCGGCACAGGATATGCCCGGCATCATCCACGCCGCGCACGGTCGCGCGTTCTCCGGCGTTCAGTTTGGCGTAGGGGTCTTGCATCGGCGCGGTCAACTCAACGCGCGTACCGGGCGCGTATTGCGCCCGTAGGCGCAATACTTCAGCCCCAGAGGGGAAGTTATTCATGGTCGGCAACCTCCCCGGCGTTCTCGCCCTCGGCGGGGCTTTCCTCGGCGGCAGGGGCGGCTTTTTCCGGCTTGCCGTAGCGCCAGCCGGAGTCCCCGCTGAGATTCCGCATCATCAGCTTCCGTGCCGCGCCGAATTCTGCGCCGATCATGCCCAGCCCGATCAGCCAAACCCGCATGGCGAATTTTTCGTTTTCAAAGGCTTCAGGAGCCTTGGCGGTGACGCGCTTTTTCTCTTTCGCCGTTTTGCAAAGGGCGGCGATAAACTGGGTGTAGGCGGTGGCGGTGTCACTGTCCGTTTCTATGGAAAACCAGGGGAAGGCGATGCGCTGGTCGTCGGGGATCTGAATGGGCAGTTCCTCCGCACCCAGCGCCTTTTTGAGAAGCGCCTCCTTGGCAAGAACCATCTTGGTCAGGTTGTCGATTGCCTCCGGCGTGAAGCCGTCAAGAGGGTATTCGATTACCAGCCGGGTGATTTCCGGCGCTGTGTCTGCGGCGGTTTCCTCGACTGCGGGGGCTTCCGGCTCTTCGTTTGCGGAAATTTCTTCCGTTGCCGGGGCTTCTGCGAAAGGCGCTCCGACCACCGCGAATTCCGTGTGGTGGTTTTCGTCGCTCTTGCTCCAAACTTGCCGCCAGATTCCGTCCGTTTCGTGATCGAAGTACAATCCGTATCCAGCTGCGCGGGCTTCCTCTGCTGTTTCAAAGTGGTCGCGGATAAGAAGTGTGCCGCGCGGAGTGATGAGGTGGAAGGTTCTGCTCTGCTCCGGCTCAAAGCCGCGCCCGGCAAGCCCCACAAAAAGGTTCAGGTCATGTTCGCCGGTGACCAGCCCGTTTTTGTCGATGTGGTAGTTGCCAACTTCGTAGGCGAAGGTTGGCGCTCCGAGGTACTTGATCGGCGTGTTTAGAATCTCGCTGATTGCCCCCGCCAGCTTTTTGCGCTCTGTTCCTGTTACATTGAATTTGAATTCCTGCATGGTGATTCCTCCTGAAAAAAGTGTTATTTGCCTTTCGGCAGTTACATTAATCACTCTTTTCGGCTGTAATAGCAAGTCACAAAACATGGACATTGGAAAGCGAAGACTGTAAATATTAGTCGTGGCGTTGAAAATTTCGGAATTTTATGCTATAATATTAATTTAAGAATGCTAAATTTACGGTTAATTTATATTATTGTATTGAGTGATAAACAGGAATTTGTCGAGCAGTTTTGAGCCAAAAGCTATTTATGTTTATGATGGAGGTAAAATAAATGTTTAATGAAATTTGCATATATGAGGCAAAAATTGAAAAACAAGATGAAATCGAGCAACTTATGAAAGAGGTCGCCGACTTTTATATGAAACAAGACGGCGTGATGGAGGTTCGATATATTAAACGTACTCATCGGCAAAAAGATTTTAATGCCGTGAAAGAAGGCGATTTGCCTGTTCGTCTAACTCGTCATGTAGGTAAAATAACCTATGTCTTACACTGGACAGTTAGAGATGATGAAACTCATGCTCGTGTTTCTAAGCTTGGTCTGGAGCATTTTTACAAACGCTGGAATCGTTGTTTGACTACTATGCCCAAAATTATTTTAGGAGAAAATATTGTTTAGATAATGAGCATAACCAGTAGGTGTCTTATGGAAGCACTAAAAATTCTAATTTAGCGGATTGATAATCTTACGCCACAAGGCAACCAAGCAACAGCTGCTTGATTGCCTTTTATTATTCATGACAGTTCGTGATATGCCGTTTTTTCACCATTACGGATCAAAAATACACCTTCATCGCTTTTTCGGAATTCAATAAAACGCTTTACAATCACATCGCAGTATTTCGAGTCGAGTTCCATCGAGCAGTTCGCCCGGTCGGATTGTTCACAGGCAATCAGCGTCGTACCTGAACCGCCGAACAAATCCAGCACCGTATCACCCAGCCGGGAGGAATTGCCAACCGCCTTTCCCGCCAGAGCTACCGGCTTCATGGTGGGGTGTTCCTCCGATTTTTTCGGGCGGGGGATCTGCCACAAATCACTTTGCTGTCGGTCTTGCAGGGGGCAGAGCCGTTTCTCGCCGCCCAGCCAACCGTACCAAATCGGCTCATATTGCGTGTGGTAGTCTTTCCGGGAAAGTACAAGGGAGTCCTTTGCCCAGATAATCGTGGACGACCAGTGAAAACCGGCTTCTTTCATTGCGGTCATCACCGATCCCCATTCCTGTGCCGACATGACAACATAGGTCATCGCGCCCGGTTCGCACACACTTGCCATTGCTTTGAAGGTCGAAAGCAGGAAGGTGTAAAAATCCTCGGCGGACATTTTATCATTGAGAATCTGCCGTGCTTTCCAGCTGGGGTGCTTGGCATCGCCGCCGTAGTCCACGTTCCAAGGCGGGTCGGTAAAGACCATCTTCGTCTTCGCGCCGTCCAGCAGCTTTGCCACGACACCGATATCGGTGGAATCCCCGCACATCAGCCTGTGTCTGCCCAGCAGCCAGATATCGCCGGATTGCGTGATCGGCTCAGTGATTTTCGCGGCTTCCGCGTCGCTGTCGAATTCGTCCTCGGTGATCACGCCAAGTTCCCGGTTGTATTTTTGGTACAGCTTGTCGAGTTCCGGCACTTCAAAGCCGGTGAGGTCTACCGGGAATCCGCTTTTCTCCAACTCTTGCAACAGTTCGGACAGCTTGGGAAAATCAAATTCGCCGCTGATTTTGTTCAGGGCGATGTTCAGCGCTTTTTCTCGCTGCTCATCCAGATTGACCACGACGCAGTCGATTTCCGCATAGCCCAACTGCAACAGTACCTTGAAGCGCTGATGCCCACCGACGATGTTGCCGGTGCGCTCATTCCAGATGATCGGCTCAACATAGCCGAATTCCTCCACCGAGCGCAGCAGCTTTTCGTATTCGGGATCACCCGGCTTGAGGTCTTTTCTGGGGTTATATTTTGCCGGGTTCAGCCGGTCAATCGGTATTTTCTGTATGTTCATTTGCTCCATGCTCCGGCTCTCCCTTCGGTCGTTTTTTGCGGATACGCCCGCCCATAATGGCTGTCATCAAGTCCTCTTCGGGGTTGGTGAGCAGCTTTTCGCTGTTTCGGGAAACCACATCCCAGATGCCGCCCCATGTCAGCGCCACATTTTTTTGCAGCTTCAGCATTGCCTCCGTGAAGCCGGTAATCACCGCTTCTTTTTTGTCGTTGAGGGCAACGATGGCTGTTTTCGACAGCGCGTACTGCGCGTCAATCAGATAATATTTCGCCAGAACGTACTCGCATATATTTTCAACCGGGATCAAATTCAGACACCCGGACGGCTCAAGGTGGTCGAGGGTTTTCTCGAAAATTTCCTCCAGCGTGATGATATGGTTCAGGGCGGGCTTTTGCATGAATTTCAGATATTCCGGCATCTTCGGTCTTATGCTATCAGCACCGCCGAATTCCACTTTTGTCAGCGGACGGTGTCCCGGATTACCCGCCGCCAGCTTCTCCGCCAGTGGCTTTGGTTTTCGTCCCGCGCCTTTTCGCGCTCCGCCTCGCGGCATAACATCACCTCCTGCAAAAAAAAATCATCTTTTCAAAGCATATGCGGCGGCTTTCAAAAAGTTGCAGTTTTCATGCGCTTTTGTCGCTGCCTGTCCGTTCGCGGCGGTTCTTGTCCGCGCCCGTTTTGCCCGTTTTCCCGGCTTTTTCACCGCCAAAAATCCTTTGGATTCCGAGATTTTCCGGGCAAACAGCCTATACATTCTTTGAAAAAAGCTGACTTGTTTGAAAAAAGGCTCATCTGGCACGTTTTTCTAAAGCAAAAACCCGCTGAAATAGCGGGTTTCTGAATGTTTCTGATATTTTTGAATTCGCGAGAGTAGTGTACGAAACCCTGCCGCGCTGTCCGCTGAAAGGCTGTAGAGATTACGATCCCCCCTTGGGGTCAGCGGTCAGAGTTGGTTTCGGAGAGAGTGATTGCGGAATGGCAGGGCTTGCAAAGAGCGCGAAGGTTAGAGTCCTCATGTGTACCGCCATCGGTGACCGGCTTGATATGATGGACTTCCTCGGCAGGAACGTGCTGACCGTGAGCAAGGCAGTTCTCGCAAAGAGGATGCTTCTGGATGTACAGGTCGCGGATGGTATGCCAGCGCCGACCGTAAGTTTTGTTGGATTCAGGGCGGCGGCGGTATTGGTTGTACTCCCGGTTTGCTTGCGAAGCATGGGCTTCGCAGTACCGGCTGTGAGTCAGGTTCGGACAGCCGGGATAAGAGCAGGGCTTCTTGGGTTTATAGGGCATGGGTAACACCTCCTTTTGGGTTGCCGAGCGGACGGAGCGGAGATAGCGGACTTTCGGGGGGTACATTAATATATATCTTTTTTTCTGAGTTCAATTCTTTTTTGGCGATTAGAAGATAAAGGTTGCGGCAGTCCGTTCACTCCGCGCAAAACCCGCACGGTCGGGAAAAACTCCGTTCTAAAGTCCGCGCAAAGCCGCGCCGAGTCCGCGCCGACGAGCGCTGAAAAAACCGCCCGAATATTGTCGGGGCGGGTCATAGCAAACGAATGCCGCGCCATGTTTTTCGTCGGGTGAGTGCGTCCTGTCCGCGCTCCAATCCCCGAATGCCATCCACATCTTTATTGAAGCGGATTTGTGAGACTACCTTGTGTCCGTTTGTGCTGCAATATTCCTGATAAGCGGCGTAGAGGTCTTCCCGCAGAATCTCTGCTCCGCCATCGATCTCACAGCATTCGCCAATGAACGCCAGCACACTGCTGTTCTCTGCTTTGTAGAGTTCCAGTTCGGCGCGGGTCGCGGCGGTTTCCGAGAAGCGGAAGTTTTTCTCCATCAGCCGCTTCAGCCCGATAAGCGCCCACATCAGAATGCCATCGGCTTCCACCATCAGCTTTTCCTTGAGGTTGCCGTCCTTCTTATCGTCGGGTATGGTGTGGTCGAAGCGGATCAGGGTCAGTCGGCGGTAGAAGCCGTCCGAGCGGTCGGTGTAGTTTTTTGGAATGTTGTTGCAGGAAAACAGCAACCGGCAGAACGGCTTGAAAGAGAAATACTCCTTAAATTTATGCTGCGCGGAAATATAGTCCTCGCCGGTGATCGCCTTGAATGTTCCCGTGTCCCGGATGTTCTCGCTGGGCAAATCCGCAAAGATATTTGCCAGCTTACCGAACAGCTGAACCGTGGCGAATTTCTCATCCAGCGCTTGCCATGTCAGGTTGGATACATTTTCGTGCCGTAGGAGGATATCCTGCACCACATATAAAAAGGTAGACTTCCCGCTGTCCGGCTTGCCGATCATCACGAAGGACTTCTGCGCCTTATTGATGGGGATCAGGAAGTATCCCATAATTTCCTGTATCAGAGGGATCTCGCTTTCCGGCAGCACATCGTTTAAGTATCGTAAAAACACAGGGCATTTTGCTTCTGGGTCGTAGCTGCCGCCAAGCCGAATGGTGGACAGGATACCGGGATCGTGAGGGAGCAGCTCGTCGGTCATCACATTATACAGCCCGTTTTTCAGGTTGATCAGGTAAGGGTTCACGTTGATTTCCCTGACGGTCTTATCCACAAGAATCTGCCATTGCCATTCGGCGTCCCGAATATCGACGGCGGTGGCATAACGGGAGTTCATAAAGGAACGCACCCGGCGATGCGCGGTTTTGTCGTTCTTCGCCGCATACACACCATCCTCATAAAAATAATAGCTGTCACCGCAGTAAATAACATGATCTGTCTCGGCGAGGTAGTCGGCAAGTACACCGGGCAAAAAACGCCACGAGCCGCGATTGGTGATTTCATACCAGTCCGGCACATCATCGCCCTGCTTGATTTTCCGTGCTTCCTTGGTTGCGGAGAAAGCGTTGTACAGTTCCTTTTGGAAGCCCGGAAGCGCCTTGATGTCCGTTGCCTTAAAGCCGAAATACTCCTTGATGTTATTATTGATGAATACCTCAGCCTTGCCGGGCGGGATATTGTACATATACCGATCCACAAACCAGTGTGCCAGTTCGATGTCTACGGCGGGGCTGTGCTTCGGTTTGAGGGAAGCCAGCGCCTTGGTCAGATCGGCTGCCTCCAGCGGAAAAAACGCAAGCCCTGCCGGGGCTTTGCAACGGCAGGAGCCGTCCTTCATCTTCGGGCAAACGAAGCCACGTTCGGCAATTTTAGCGCAAGTGATAGGCTTCGTGCCGGATTTAAAAAAGTGGTCAATTTTCGATTGGGTATGCTGTGCATTATATTTCGGATACGGCTTCGACAGCTTATGGATCGCGTCCTCACCGCCCTCAAATACCGCCAGATTAGTAATCATGGCATACCAGTCGGGTTCAGACAGGGTTTTCGCGTTGCGTTTGCAGTGCTGGAGAAATTGGCATCGTCTGCCGACTACCACCAGCCCTTTTTGTGTACCTCTGCCGCTTATGGTGGAGGACTTCTTTGCCGGGGAGGCTGGCTCCTCCGGGATTTCCGGCAAGGCATCGGACAATTCCTGCTGGGTATATCGAAGTTCCGGGTTGTACTTGATGCATTCCACGGGAATCGGTTCTTCCTTGCAATGGTTGAAGCCCGGAATGCGGAACACCCGGCTTTCGTTTACGCAAGACGGATCGGCGTTGAAGTGCGCGATCAGCTGCCGCTGCACATAGCGGAAGCGCTCCACAGTCGCTTTTTTCATCAGCCAATAGCAGTGCAGGGATTTTCGGGTTTTTACGATCAGGGACGGTTCTAAAGGGAAGGCTTGAATCCGTTCCAGCTGTTCCTCCAGCGAAAGGTTGTCGCATTCCATGAATTGTGCGTTGATGCGCTTGATATCCGCATCTTCATGCCCGCCTTGGTTGATGACAAAGTAAATCCCGCGATTCTGAGCGTTATGCTCATGCAGATTTTGCAGGACGGCATCGAAGCGCCCTTGTGCTACTTCCAGCTTTTGCCCGGAGAAGGCGCTGTCTGATCTGTCCGAAAATATCCGCAGACATACGGTTTCTGCCGGTTCAAAAAACGCACTCAGAAATTCTTCCGGCGTTATTTGAAATGGCGTAAGGGAATAGTTATTCTTCATAATCGTCGAATTCCTCCAATTCGCCGAAGCGTTTTCCATATGCCGACTCCGCGACAATTGGGATTGAAAACGCCTCAAAAGGCTTCGTTTCCATACAGTTTTTAATGTAAAAAACGGCTTCTTTCAGGCGATTTTGGGGCAGTTCAAATACCAATTCATCGTGAATTTGAAGGATGGGACAGAGCCAAGTACGCTCGGAAAGCCCAAGGACAATCCGTCCCATAGCGAGTTTCAGGATGTCTGCCGCCGTGCCTTGGATGGGCGTGTTCATTGCTACACGCTGATTGAAAGCCATCACATTCCAATTGGGTGAAACAATGCCAGGTAATGCCCGCCGTCTACCCAGCCACGTTTCCGTGTACTTTCTGAATTCCGCGCGTTTTTTCGTTTCCTCCTGCCAGCGGGAAAGCCTCGGATACCCGGCTTTCAGGTTGCGGATGATGGTCTCGCATTCGGCAAGGGACACATCCAGCCCGGCTTTGAATTTCAGTGTTTTTTGCAGTCCTTTCGGGAACAAACCGAAAAAAGTGCCAAAATTGCAGTTCTTGGCGATGGTACGCCGTTCCTTATAGTTCTGCGCGTTTTTATCGGAGGCTCCTTCCAGAGGGATTTTGTAGATGACAGCGGTGGTCAGGGCATGGATATCCCCGCCGGAACGGTAAGTTTCCAGCATCTTTTCGTCTTTGCAATAGAACGCGCCGACGCGCAGTTCAATTTGTGAAAAGTCCAGCGACAGCAGGATTTTTCCCTCCGGGGCGGCGATGAAGTTGCGGACACCCACATTATCCGCACCGGCACGGGGCATATTCTGGCAGTTCGGATTCTTGGAAGCAAAGCGCCCGGTTTCCGTCGCAAGGGGCAGCAGATCGGGATGAATGCGCCCGGTGGCACTGTTGATGTAACGCATATATCCGTCGATGTAGGTGGATTTTATTTTGCCCCAATGGCGGTAGTCCTGCACCAGTTCAAACAGCCGCACCAGTTCAGGACGCTCTTTCTGACAATGCTCCTTCAGCAGGATCAACGCTTCATCGTCCAGTGCGTCCTGTTCTTTTGCGGTTTGCTTAACCTTTGGCAGCTTCAGGCGTTCGAACAGATATTTTTTGAAAGCGGCTGTGCTGGCGTTCGCCCCGATGGAGATATCCCCAATGATGAAGGCGATGTCCTTCCGAAGCTGGGTCAGTTTTTCTTCCGCTTCCTTGGCTTTCTCTTCCATAAGAGCGCGGTCGAGAGGAAGCCCGTTATACCGCATGATACCCACATATACTGCGGTAGGCGATTCGATTTTTTCCACCACATAGCGGTGCTTGGGCAGGAAGCGGTCGAACCAGCCGTTCAGCAGATGATACAGCCGCAGAGCATAATCCGAGTCGGCACAGGCGTACCGCACGGTTTTCTCGGACTGCGGGTCGAGTTCATCGAAATGCAAGCCGCCCACGGTATCCGAATAAGACGGCAGCTGCTCTTGAAAATATTCCGGCACAAGGGTTTTCAGACCGCAGTCACCGAGGGTGCGAAATTCCTTGTCATTTTTATACACCAGCTGCGCCGCCGCGATGGTGTCGTAGCACGGCTCCTGCACCACGATGCCCCGCGCGTAGAGAAACTGGCTCTCAAAGGCGAGGTTGTGGGCAATTTTAGTGACGAATGCGCCGGTGAAAAAACCAGCCAGCCACACCCAGATTTCTGTCAGTCCTTCGGCATTCTGTCCCACACGGTGAGCAATGGGGAGATACACACCACTGCCTTCGGCAACCGAAAAGCTGATACCCACGATGTGTGATTTGTGGGCATCCAGCGCTGCTTTATCTTCATTCCTGTATTTTTCGTCCGGCGCGGTCTCAAAGTCAAAAGCGACGAGGGGCGCGTCGGACAGATAGGTTTGTAATTGCTGTAGGGTATAAATGGGTTTGTACAATATGATTCGCCTCCTTTGACACAGTGCCTAAGTATATTCATATGACGAAGGAAGCGTGAAAAAATGTTGTCCATCCATTCTTGTTCGTATTTTGAATAATATTGACGATGTCGGCAGTATTTTGAAGTGTGGGAAAAGGTGTGGATAAAAGAAAAAACAGCGGTTCATTCCGCTGTTTTCGTTCCATTATAAAAAGATGCTCTACATTGTAGCATCAAGCAAAGGGTTATTCCTTCTCCGACTCCGGCATTTCAATTTCACCATTCTTTGCCTCGTACTCTGCGATACTTTTGCGGATGAGGTACAGGATATGCCCGTTTGCAGTGCGCCCTTCATACTTAGCAATATAATGCAGCTTATAATGTAACTCCGCATCCTGATGACGGATGCCAATATGATATTTCTTCTTCAAAACCTCACCTCTTTCTGCCGTTTTGTACTCTAATGTACGACTTATGTATTTATTTTAAGTACAAAATGCGGTATAATGTTGCTTATGTACTCCCTTAGAGTACATAACATTTTGAAAGGGGTGGTTTTATGAGAGTTGCAATAGTGGGATCGCGAGATCTGTCAGTGGACATTGAAAAATATATTCCCGAAAACACAACGGAGATTGTTTCGGGTGGGGCAAGGGGAATTGATACGCTGGCGGAGCGCTGGGCAGATCAGCATAATATCCCGAAGGTGATTTTGAAGCCGGATTATGATAAATACGGACGGTCGGCTCCTATCCGGCGCAATGAAACTATTGTAAGTGCAGCCGATCTTGTGGTTGCTGTGTGGGACGGGAAATCACGCGGCACGAAGTTTACAATCGATTATGCCAAAAAATGTGGGATACCAGTGGAAATCGTTTTAATTGAAAAGCAGTAAATCTCTTTTGTCCCCATCATAAAAACCGATTGAAGTCTATCTCAATCGGTTTTTATGGATTCAATATTAAGTTTTCCCACTAAAGGGTTACAGCAAATTTTTTTAACTCAAGCATCTTTTGCTCAATCTGTTTTATAACCTGAACAAATTCCTCGTCGCTTTTGCCCGTTGGATCATCCAGCCCCCAATCTTCGCGGTGTTTGCAGGGCAGATATGGACACTCGACATTGCAGCCCATTGTGACAACAACGTCAATAGGCGGGATATCGGACAGGAGTTTGCTGCGCTGTGTGGCTTCCATGTCAATGCCATAAAGCTGCTTCATCAGCCGCACGGCATCCTGATTGATTTGCGGCTTCGTTTCCGTTCCCGCTGAATAACTTTCAAAAGCATCGCCGGCAAGATGCCGTCCCAGCGCCTCCGCGATCTGGCTGCGACAGGAATTATGAACACAAATAAACGCGACTTTTATCATTTTTACCTCCTTACAGCGCCAGCAGACTGTCGCCCTTGATTTCCTCGGAGCTCCACGCGATCAGGGCAAACTTGCCACCGGCGTGTTCGTCGATGCGGTTGAGCCATTCCACTTCGCCAGCCGCCTTTGCCGCCAGCATGGGGTTGGTGGTGTTCGTGCCATAAAGGGACTGGTTGACCACCCACCATTTGGCGGCGATACCCGCCCGTTTCAGATCGTCCTCCAAGCGGAGCGCCTCATAAACAGGGGTCGCTTCCGGCAGGGTCACAATCAGCACTTCGGTTTCGTCGGATTTGAGCCGGGGCAACAGCCGCGCCACCGATTCGGGGATTTCGCCCTTGGTACGCTGAATTTCATGGTTATAGCTTTGTGTGGACTCCAACAAAAGCAAGGTATGCCCGGTGGGTGCGGTGTCAATCACCACCACCTGATCGTCAGCCTTTTCCACGATCTCAGCGAAGGCGCGGAATACGGCGATCTCCTGTGTGCAAGGGGAGCGTAAATCTTCCTCAACATAAGCAATATCCTCGTCGCCCATGCCGGATGCGCGGGCTTTAGAAAGCACCTCGGACTGATACTTTTGGAGTTCCTCGGCTTCATCAATATGGCTCATGGATACGCCGCTGGTTTCATCCAGCACAAACTTCAGGTGCGCGGCGGGGTCAGTGGTGGTGAGATGCACTTTCTTTCCACGCTTCGCAAGCCCCAGCGCAACGGCGGCAGCGACGGTGGTTTTACCCACGCCGCCTTTACCCATCGTGAAAATGACGCGCTTGCCCTCTGCCGCCAACTCATCTATCACATCGTTCAGCGAGGGAATATGCGTGGCATTCAGCGTTTGCACGGGAGCAGTCACATAATCGGTGTTCAGCAAGGCACGGATATTTTCCAGCCCTGTGACATTGTAAGCCCGCAGAGGAACGCTATGGATTGGAAGCACCCGCAGACTTTCCGGCATCGCGGCAAGTGCAGACTGCTGTTTTTCATACAGGCTGGAAGATAGAGCATCGTTATGTTCCATCAATATTCCGTTGACAACCAGCATTTGATTGTTGACTCCCAGCGCGGACAATTCGCCAGAAGCCCGTTCTGCTTCTTTAAATGGCGCGGTTTCCGGGCGGGTGACAAGGATCAGCGTGGTCAGGCTTCCATCTGCCAGTGTTTCCACGGCTTGCTTGTAAATGGCTTTCTTGCTCTCCAAGCCGGAAAGTTGACCGAGGCAAGATGCGCCGTGGGTGCTTTCACTGATAAAATTGCTCCAAGCGGACGGAAGCTGAAGCATCCGCAGGGTGTGTCCAGTAGGGGCGGTATCAAAAATAATGTGGTCGTATTCCTGCTGAACCTTACCGTCTGTGATGAAATTGGAAAACTCGTTGAATGCCGCAATTTCGATGGTGCAGGAGCCGGAAAGTTGCTCCTCCATATTCGTGATGACAGATGTGGGCAGCTTGCCGCGATAAGGCGCGATCACGCTTTCCCGGTACTCAGCCGCCGCTTGTATGGGGTCAAGGTTCGCTACCACTAAGTTCGGCACATCGGAAATAGGCACTCCCTTGTTGGTCAGTTCCATCGAAAAGACATCCTGTAAATTGGAAGCAGGATCGGTGCTGATAAGCAGTACCTTTTTCCCACTGTCCGCAAGGGAGACGGCGGTGGCACAGGCAACGCTGGTTTTACCAACGCCGCCCTTGCCGGTATAAAAAAGATACTTTGTCAGTTTAATACTGCCGGGATCAAATAGATTCATTTAACAACAACCTCCCTTGCATCCGCAACCGCCGGACTCAGATTTTTTCTGCTTGCCCAGCACATTTTCAGGAAGGTCGAGCAGCTTTGTGAATTCTTCATTGGTGGGATACCGACCAGTGATGACAATTTTGCCATCAAGCATCACAGCGGGCAGTCCTTCTGTGCCTTTTTCATTGATATAGGCATTGATGGTCTGGTCGGTGATAAATTCTGCCGGTGCGCTGCCCAGGTTAAAGCGGTCAACAATAACGCCATGCTTTTTCAGTGTTTCCAGTACAGTGGACATACGCAGCAGTTCAGGGTCAACACCTACGCCGCAAAGCCCGGTCGGGCAACACATAGCGGGTTCAAAGATTTTCATTTTTTTCATAGTGGAAAACTCCTTTTTATATGATTATTTGTTATCAGCCGCTGGTTCAGGAAACCAGTGTCGGGTTTTATTGATAAAGCGCACCAGCAAAAGCATAACGGGGACTTCGGTCAGTACGCCCACCGTACAGGCAAGCACAACCGGCGAATTCGGACCGAAAAGGGCAATTGCTACTGCCACAGAAAGTTCGAAGAAGTCTGAGGCTGCAATTAGAGAAGCCGGAGCCGCAATGTTGTGTGGTTGTTTTGTCCACTTGCATATAAAGTAGGTAAGGTTGGCTGAGATTACGTTTTGCAGGATCAACGGTACTGCAATCAACAAAACGAACAGAGGCTGCTCCAAAATAATATCGCCTTGGAAGGAAAAGATGATGATCAAGGTGAGTAGCAGCCCCAAGGTCGTAACGCCGTCAAACTTGGGGAGAAACCTTTCGTTGAAATACTCTATACCTTTTTTCTTTATCATCAGAAAGCGCGTAAGTGCGCCGCCAGCCAGCGGAACGACAACGAACAATATAATGGAAAAGAAGAGCGTATCCCAAGGAATCGTAACGCCGTTTACTCCCAACAAGAATTGTACCAGCGGCACAAACAACACGAGAATCAAGAGGTCATTGACCGAAACCTGTACAAGCGTATGCGCCGGATCGCCTTTGGTCAGATGACTCCAAACGAACACCATCGCCGTGCAGGGTGCTACACCCAGCAATACCGCGCCTGTTACAAAGTCCTGTGCCAAATCCGCTGGGATGAAAGCCCCAAAGATAACTTTGAAAAACAGGGTTGCCAATCCGAACATGAGGAAGGGCTTGATGAGCCAGCTGCTACCGCTGGAAATGAGGATGCCCGAAGGATTTTTCCGCACATTCTTGATAGACTGGAAATCAATCTTCATCATCATGGGGAAAATCATAATCCAAATGAGTACGGCAATCGGGAGGTTCTGCCCGAGACGTCTGGAATGCCGGGCAGGAATTTTCCGGTCAGGATACCCGCCGCCATACACAGCAACACCCACACAGTTAGATATTTTTCAAAAAAACCAATACCATTATTTTTTTCTTGGCTCATAGCACATCACCATCCTTCTTCTGGCGCTCTGATTCATCCTTGTGCGCCTTGGCTATAAAGTATGTTTCCAGATTTTCAGGAAGCTGATAGACTTCTCGCTCTGGCTCACCCTGATTGGGGTTATACACTTCCCGTAGAATGGCATCCACGATCAATTCCTTCGGAGGAGATGTATATTCGACGCCGTTATATACCCATACACGGCAATCCACGGTATCACCGCAAAGTTCCCCACAGTCCTCGCAGACTGATTCCCGCAATTCCACGGCGATATCGTTTCCGTTCACACGGATGGTCGGTGAGCTGACAAACTGATACTGTATCGCCAACTCCCTTGTTATGATGTTCACTTTGTTTACCTTGACTTCATATCCTGCCGCGTTCAGTACCACGGCTACGCTGGAAACCGCTTCGTCCAGCGCCTTTTCCGTATCCTGGCATCTGCCACAAACGGTCGTGTCCAGATACAGAAAATCAATATTGATCGGTTTTTTCGGCTGCGGCTGGCAGCAGTTTTCGGAAGAACAACAACATTTACTCATTTTCATTACACCCCTTACAACAATTAGAATTTTCTTTGCAAATACAATTTTCTTTATCGGACGTGATCGTGCAGAAAAACTGCTTTGTTTTGCTGATAGCATCCGCATCCAACGAGTAGTACGTCCATTTACCTTCCTCCCGACCCGTCACCAGTCCGCACTCACGCAGGAGTTTCATGTGGTGAGACAGCGTGGATTGGGACATTTCAAACTTCTCTAAAATCATGCAGGCGCAGAGTTCGCCGCAAGAGAGCATATCCACGATCATCGCTCTCTTGGGATCGCCCAGCGCCTTGAATACTTTTGTGTTCTCTAAATAGTAGTCCATTTCATCACCTCATATCTAAATTCTTCGATATGATATTATTATATGCGTCAAATCGAAAACTGTCAATATGAACTCGTTCTTTTTACAAAAAGTTTATCGCGCTTACAATCAAAAACAAAAGAGCCATGTTTGCGGCTCTTGATAAAATATACAGCAATGATTCGCCCCTTTGCACAATGCCTTAGTAGATCCATATGACAAAGAAAGCGTAAAAATATTGTCTACAAAAATTGGGTGGGATATGACAATAGCACTTGACTTTTTCGTCAAAACGAAGTATAATAAATAAGTTAATCTGGGCGAACTGGAGGCTTAACAGATGGATGGGTATATGACAGTTCAACAAGCGGCTAATAAATGGCAAGTCACACCGCGACAGATACAGCTTTGGTGCAAGACGAAGAAGATTCGTGGTGCGGAAAAATGGGGACGCGATTGGGCAATTCCCGAAAGTGCTGAAAGACCTGCCATAAAGCATAAATCCAAGTACAAGCAAGATTTAGAAGATTAACCCAAACGCTTAATAAAGAAAAGTAATAAATTTACTTTAGAGGAGTCCATTATGTTGAATCAGTATGATGTTGATTTTATAATCAATTGCTTAAAGAATGGTCAAAGCATACCATCTGAATATAAATATTCATTGTTTCCGACAGTTCAAAAGGAATATGAACTTGTATATGCTGGCAAAATCCGCAAAGAAGATGTCTTGTCTGATACTGACGAGATTGCCAACGTTCCTTTACAAATCGAAAAGACCTATAATGGCACTGAGCATCCGTCATTAAATAACTGGAAGAACTTATTGATTTTCGGTGATAATCTCCAAATACTGAAAACCATATATTATGATCGTGATCCAATAATCGCCAACAATATTAAGGGCAAAATCAAACTCGTGTACATTGATCCCCCGTTCGGTACAGGAGACGAATACGACGGAAACAAAGGGCAAAGTGCGTACAGTGCTAAACGCAAAGGCGCAGATTTTGTTGAGTTTTTAAGACGCAGACTTATATTACTCCGAGAAGTTATGGCTGATGACGGCGTAATCTTTGTCCGTTTGGATTATCACTTTGGACATTATATTAAGGTCATCATGGATGAAGTCTTTGGTAAAAATAACTTTAGGAATGAAATAATAATAAATAGGTTTAAGAGACAATTAAGAAACTTAAATCAGTTTAATCATGCAACTGATGTGTTGTATTTTTACTCTAAATCGGAAAATTACGAATTCAATGAAATAACAAGAAGCCGTATTTGCTCTTTTTGTGGCGCAGAAAAAGAACCTGAATGGAGAGGTATGCACTCCCCCGGATTGCGGCAACCGCCTGAAAGAAGCATCCTTGGCAAGATTTATTATCCACCTAAAGGCAGACATTGGTCGTATACTCAAGAGAAAATTAATGCGTTGCTTGACGAGGGAAGGATAAGAATTGATGAAAATACCTCTTATACAAATATTTTTGGCGAAAAGGTGAATGGATGCCCGGAATACTACCAGACGGACGAGATTCCTGTGGACAGCAATTGGACAGACTTAAAAGGTTATGTATTCGCAAGTTCATATCCTACAGAAAACCCCGAAGAATTATTGAAACGCGTAATTGAGTGTTGTACTCAAGAAGGTGATTTGGTAATGGACTGCTTTGCAGGGTCGGGAACAACTTTAGCGGTTGCAGAAAAACTAAATCGCAGATGGATTGGATGCGACATTGGAAAACTATCAATGTATACAATTCAAAAGCGCTTACTCGAAATAGCCAAGAGTAAAGATTTATATAATCCAAAGCGAAAATACAAGCTTGACGCCAAAGCATTTTCTGTAATCACAGCGGGATTATATGATTTAGGAAAAGTGTTTTCCTTGTCAGAAGACAAATATAAGCCATTTGTTAAAAATTTGTTTGATATTGATGATGTGGACAAAAAAGACATCAATGGTGTTTCCATTGATGGCGAAAAGAGAGGGTATTTTGTTAAGATATATCCTTATTGGGACGAGGAAATGAGAAGAGCCGATGTCGATGCAGAATATTTGCAAGATCTGCACAGACATATTGGTGAGCGCATCAGAAACCGTTTTTATATTGTTGCTCCTGCTAATAGCGTTGCATTTGTCAATGACTATTATGAAATTGATGGTATAAAATACTATTTCTTGAAAATTCCTTACCAGGTCATTAAGGAATTACATAATCAAAACTTTAAAAAAATAATGCAACCACAAAGCCAAGGACAAATAAATGATTTGGATGAAGCTGTAGGTTTCCATTTCATTCGCCAGCCTGATGTGGAAACATCATTGCAAGCCTTCGATGGAGAACCATGCATCATTTTGAAAAAATTCATGTCAGACTACAGCGTGGATGAAACCGGAAAAGAAATCGAGAATTTTGAAAGTTTGTCAATGGTGCTTATTGATAATGACTTCGATGGGAATTTTATCATGAAGGACTTTTACTTCTCTAAAGATCTTATTTCGTTAAGCAAGAAAAAGTCATCGACGCTCAAAGACATCGACGATGATATCAGAAGCCAATTAAAAAAAGCCAAGATAATTAATATCCCCATTAAAAAACCGGGCAAAAAAATTGCCGTTATATATATTGATATATACGGTAATGAATTCAAAGAAGAGTTTTCGATGGAGGGCAATTGATAATGGAAGGTGTTATTAAAAGTAATGCATCTGATCTTATTCTTAAGGTGAGAAACAGCTATGATAGAAACAAATTAAACTTGGCAGCGTGGGAGGATTATCTGGATATCCTATGTGGTAACCGGGACTATCAAAAAGAGGCGATAACTACAGCTATAATATATCTGGCATCTGGGGAATATGAAAGTATTAACCAGTTGGCGCGGGAGAATTTTCAAAACAATCAAGATTTGCAGAATCTGTACCGTACAGAAAGCGATTTTGTTAAGAATCTCCCTTTAAAAGATAAGTTGTCAGGTGTAATTGATTTAGCAACCGCAACGGGCAAAAGTTATGTCATTTATGGCATAGCTCAGATTATGCTGTCATTAGGATTAGTAACAAAGGTATTAGTCCTTTGTCCGTCTTTAACTATAGAGTCGGGGTTAATGGAAAAGTTTAAAGAAAAATCCAGTGATGCCAGATTAAAAGCAAGTATTCCCGAAACCGCCTTTTATAAAAATCCGCGAATAATTGATGCCAATAGCACAATAAAAAATGGTGACATTTGCGTCGAAAATATTCATGCCGTATACGATAGAACGGGTTCATCTATTATTGACAGTTTGAAAGGTTGCGGAGAGAAAACCTTGGTTTTAAGTGATGAAGTTCACCATGCTTATAATACAAGTGGCGAAAATGATATCAGAAAATGGAAGTCTTTCTTGTTGAGTGGGGATTATAACTTTCAATATATGCTGGGGTTTACTGGAACAGCATATATTGAAAATGATTATTTTTCTGATGTTATATATCGCTTTTCCTTGCGAGATGCAATGGAAAAAAGTTTCGTAAAGTTAGTCGAATATGTGGCAGAAGATGAGAGCGATGATCAATATGAAAAGTTCCAGAAGATATACGACAACCACAAAGAGTTTAAGAAAAAGTATGGCAATTTAAAGCCTATTACTATCATGGTTACAAAGGACATAAAATCCGCAGGATATTTATATGAAGAATTCTTGGATTTTATTGAAAAGCAGGAAGGAATTAAGCGCGAAAGCTTTGAAGAAAAAGTCCTTGTAGTTACATCTGATCCGAAGCATAAAAAGAATGTTATTGCTCTGAAAACAGTTGATGATAAAAGTAATCCAGCAGAATGGATTATCTCGGTTTCCATGTTAACGGAAGGCTGGGATGTGAAAAATGTTTTTCAAATCGTGCCGTGGGAAGATAGAGCGTTTAATTCAAAATTGCTAATTGCCCAAGTGCTGGGGCGTGGACTTAGGATACCTGAGAATACAAGTGGGCAGCCCAAAGTGCGGGTTTTTAATCACGCAAATTGGAGCAGAAGTATTCAGTCATTGGTTGATGAAGTGTTAGAGAAGGAAATGACTGTTTCCAGCAAGATAATAAGCACAGACGATGAATGCAAATACAATTTCGATGTGTATACAATTGACTACACAAAAAAAGATCGAATTGTCGAAAAGAAAGATTCCAAAACACAAGAAGTGTTTGATTTGACAAATGGGATTAAACTGGTTTCTCAGAGTGGGAGTGAACCTAAAAAAACAACATATGAGGATATCAAAGGGCATCTGCATTCCAAGTCCACCATCATCCAAAAAGAAATGGTTTCTGTTGATGAGGTCATTAATAAAATTGTCGAAAGCTTTAAGGGTCGTGCATTAGAGGCAAAACTGGTATTCCCAAGCGGAGAGTACGAACAGGAAAGATTACCTTCCACTCAAGATATCAGATTATTTATTGAAAAATCAATGAGGGATATCGGCGAAACTGGCGCATATCTTACTTTAGAAAATGCAGACAAGATATACGGACGTTTTAATGGTTTGCTTCGAAGGAAACCGGCAACTCCTATTCTTGAAAAAGCCGTGAATGTATTGATACAATTTAGTACCACGGCTATGAAATCGGAAACATCAAGATATGGCACATTAATTAGGGATGTTTCTCTGTTCTTTTCAGATAACTACAAAAACGAAATTTCCGGCGACGAGCTTGGAATATTTGAATTAGTTCGTCAGGAATTAAAGAAACGTCAAGACAATGAAATCAGCAGATATAACTTTAAAACACCAGTAAATGTTGTATTTACGACGCTGGAACCGGAACGCAAATTTGTTAGCCTTCTGGTGAGTGATGATTTTTCGCAACATATTGATGCTTGGATCAAGTCAAGAGACAGAGGATTCTATAGCATTGATTATCAAAAAAACAAGGGTAGCAAGTTCAAGGCTTTTAATCCTGATTTTTTCATTAAAAAAGGAGATAACATTATCGTTGTAGAAATTAAATCTGATAACGATAACAGTCTTGAAAATAGAGCTAAAAATCGAGCGGCAAAACGACATTTCGAACTGTTGAATAAAGAACTTGAAAAGCAAGGAAAACCAGATAGGTACTACTTTACTTTTTTAAGTCCTATCGACTATAATACGTTTGCTGACAATGTTAAGGACGGCAGAATTTTTGAATCTAAATTCCGAAGTCATCTTGAAATTCTGTTAGAGGACACAGAAGATGACCAATGAACTCCGAGTGCTGCCAAATCCACTGATTGGACTTGAATGCATCTACAATATTATGCGAAAAAGAGCCGCTATGCAGCGGCTCTTTTAAATATAAGGCTGGAAGTAAATCGTTTCAATCCATTCTCTTCTGATTACTCAAATATGAGGTGACAGCTTCCTTCAACAATTTTCCTTGAGGAGAAAACGCAATATTTACCGCGACTTCGCCACATCTAAAGGCGTAGGGGTTTTTGATTTGTCTTAAAAATTGCCCGGCACGTTCATATACGCAAGGAATCATATCTATTTTTATATTTCCGATGTCCACACGCTCTTCATATGTAGGGTGAACGGATTTCAAAGTCCGCAGTTGACATATATCCAAAGAATCACACCTCTCATAATGGTCTATTTCATTTTATGAAAGGCGAAACAATAACTTTCTTGTAGACAAGCTGAAAAGTTTCAAAGCCGACGGATTGATATTTTTATCGTTCCGTCGGCTTTGCTTGGTATTGCAAGAATCCCCTATTCATGCGGCTTTCAGCGGTTGCGGATTAATGCTCGCCGCAGTATCGCCGGTCGGGCCGGTATCGCCGGTTGCGCCGGTGGGTCCGGTATCGCCGGTCGGGCCGGTGGGTCCTGTGTCGCCGGTTGCGCCGGTAGGCCCGGTGTCGCCGGTTGCGCCGGTGGGTCCGGTATCGCCGGTTGCGCCGGTAGGCCCTGTGTCGCCGGTTGCTCCGGTAGGCCCTGTGTCGCCGGTCGGGCCGGTG